AAAGCAGATGATGCTCGTTTTCATGCCAATGATAATATTAGCAAATACATTAGTGATGATGAGCGTAACCAGCTCCTTGACGAGGTAACGGAGAAGTTTGATGGAGTTCTACGCTCTCTTATTATCGACGTTGATTCTGATCCTAACAGTCAAGGTACTGCCAGACGGTTGGCTAAGATGTACATTAATGAGCTTATGTCTGGGCGTTATTTTCCTAGTCCTAAAGTAACATCGTTTCCCAATGATGGGTCAACAGGAACAGCTCCATATAATGGCATGCTGACTATTCGTGCTGAACTAAAGTCAATGTGCTCACATCACCACCAGACTGTTTCTGGTGTTGCATATATTGGAATTATTCCTACAACTAAAGTGATTGGTTTGTCCAAATACATTCGTATTGCTCAGCATTGTGCTCGTCGTGGTACATTACAGGAGGAATTAAGTGGAGATATTGCTCAAGCAATCATGGAAGCTACAGGAAGTGAGAATGTTGCAGTCCATATCGTTGCAACTCATGGCTGCTGTGAGAATCGTGGTGTAATGGCTGGTTCATCTCTCACTCAAACAACAGTCCTGCATGGAATGTTCTATATGTCCAGTGTTAAGGACGAATTCCTAAAGAATATTCAGCTTCAAGCACAGAATAATCGATATTCCTGCGCATAAACAGCTGTTGACTTTTTGATTATAACATAGGATGCTAAGGAACCAATCAAGGGAGCATCCTATGAAAATTTCTAGTACTAAGATTAAACAACCAACACTCGAGGACATTTTTGTACGCTATAACAGAGATGACCTTGAGTGTTTTCGTAAGTACTGCATTAGCGTTGTAGAGAATGCACGTGCACCTAACCATGGAATGATGATTCAAATGAAGACAATGACCAAAAATCAATTGGTCAAGTCTATTTCAAATTTTGCTATGAAAGGCTGGGGGCTTGGTGTAAAATGAGTGAGCGTATTACAACTGAGTGGACAAAAACTACTGACCAAGCATTTGGTATTACAAATGAGATTATTAAAGGTCAACTTGCAGAACAAATGTATGCAGAGTGGGCTCCAAATGTATATGATCATGTAATTTATTATCCTTATGATCGTGAGAAGCAAATTGCTGGAATAGATTTTGAGATAATGAAAAATACATGGAGTCGTATGTATAGTCTTGACGTCAAGGGCAATCTAACAGATAAAGGTAATTTTTGGGTTGAAAATAAACCTACTGGTTGGTTACGTGATAAAAAGAAAACAAACGATCGTGTTGTTCATATTTGCACAACAACCGGCTATGCTGTTGAATATGATCGTAAACAAATGATTCAGTATATCGATTCAATCAACGAACAAAACGAATATATTAATATGTCTGTATTTGATAAAGGCATCCAACATTTAATCCGTAGATTTAAGGTGAAAAAATGAACAAACGTATTTGGGTTACATTTCAAAAAGAAGGTATTCATCGCTATCCAATTGCAATTGATGATCCTTTGCTAGCAACTGGTGATGATTATGATGTTAGCTTCTTAGGATATGCACACCGCCATATCTTCCATTTCCGTGTTGAGATTGAAGTAATGCACAACGATCGTGACATTGAGTTTATTCAATTCAAGCGCTGGTTAGAATCGTTGTATTCTGATAAGACACTCTCATTGAATTTTAAGTCATGTGAGATGATTTCAGACGAACTCGCAGCTATCATTCAAGATAAATACCCTCAAAGAGAAATTGTAATTACCGTCAGCGAAGATAACGAGAACGGGAGTTACTGCAAATATCCTGCATGAGGAGTCGATGATGGAAAGATTTTCTAACTTTAATGAAGAAAAAGGTGTTTCACTAACAGGTGGTGGTAAGACCATTACTCTACAAAAAGGTCAGCAAGTATCTTTCAAGCATGCGATTACTGGCAAGCAAGTATCTGGAACCTTTACGAAGAAAGTTCATCGTGGAGGATTCCAGTATGCTCATGTTCAAATGCCAGACAAAACAGCAATGCATGTTCCAGTACACCACATTAAAGCTGGAACAGCTAGCGAAGACTAATATACTAGATTGCTAGTATACTATATTTTTATTATGAGGAATGTGAATGATAAACTTTTGCCATATTGCGCCAACGGCGCATCTTAGCCTTACCAATGGTCGGCCAATTCATCTTGTTCTTGCTCATCTCGTAGAGACAGATGAAAACTATGTTAACTTCTATATTGAGCAAAAAGAAAAGTACAAGTGTGAATTGATTCTTGACAACTCAGCATTTGAGATGTTCAAGCAAGGCCGTCCAATGTATCCATCAGACAAATTAATTGAAATGGGTCAGCGTATTAATGCTGACTATATCGTCATGTCTGATTACCCAGGAGAACCTGGTGAAAAGACTATTGAGTCAGCCAAGAAGCTAGCGCCAGAGTTTCATAGTGCTGGTTTTAAGACGTTCTTTGTTCCTCAATCTAAAGTAGGTGATGTAAACGATGCAATTGATTCCTTTAGGTGGGCTTCACACAACACTAACCTTGTTGACTATGTTGGAGTGTCTATTCTTACTGCTCCTAATGCATACGGAGTAGAAAAGGGCAATCAGATGCAGCGATTTGTTTCTCGTCTCAAGTTAATGTATGAGATGAAGGAAACGATGATCTTCTCTACAATGAAAGCAGCAGGAACAAAAGTTCATTTTCTAGGAATGGTGGATGGTCCAAATGAAATCATGTATATGGAACCTTTTGGCAAATATATTGATACTTGGGACTCTAGCGCTGCTGTATGGGCTGGTCTCAATGGGATTCGCTTTGATCGTAGTCCTACTGGGTTAATCAATGGAAAGTTTGAAAAAGAAGTTGACTTTGACTTCTATACAACTGATACTACTAAGATTGATCTAGCTAAAGAAAATATGGAATACATTGATAAACTGTGTAATGCATATATTTGGTGGTGATAATGAATACAAAATTAGTAGCAGCAAGACGTCTTGAGGCAATGAGAAAGAAAATGGATACAGTGGTAAAATTAGAAGATCAACAACCTCTTCAATACAAGTATAACGAAGACATTAACCTGTCTCGTATCCAAGACTATATCAATAGCACTTACGGTCAGCATTATGTTGGTAATGGTGACATACAAACTGTTGACTTTTGGGAGTCTTTGGGTACACTAGAGAGTACATCACGTGACACAGCTATTAAGTACCTTGCACGTTATGGTAAGAAGGAAGGTCGTAATCCAAAGGACCTTCTCAAGGCAGTACACTACATCCTTTTAATGATGTATGCAGCGGACAAGGAAAACGCAAGTGATAAGTGAAGATAATATTGATAAGTTGTATCATGAAACAGTACAGGTACTTGAAAATTTAGCTGAGAATTACAACGCAATGGAGATTGCTGCGGTATTTGTTAATCTTGGTATGACAATTTACAAGACTTCTTTACAAGAAGAAGATTACCAAAGAATGATTCAAGCAATATATGAAACAAGAGATATTGTTAAACCATTTAATTTAAGTGAAGGAGCAACTATACAATGATGCTGCATATTGCAAGTGATGAAACACAATCATCACTAACAAATGTTAAACAGGAAGACATTCAGCCTAATGCTGTTGATCTTCGTGTTGCAAAAATCTTTAAGATGAAAAATGAAACATTTATCCTTTCTGATCCAGAGAATAAGAAAGTTCATCGTGGCTCTGTTGAGATACCTACACTCTATGATACTAACTGGTGGCGCCTTAATCCAGGCACCTATGAAATTGTTATGGAAAACATTGTCTCTGTTGGCCCAGATGAAGCGGGATGGGTCATTACACGTTCGACTCTTAATCGCAATGGTGTGTTTATTACCAGTGGTCTTTACGATAGTGGTTATCATGGCGTTATGGCAGGAGCCCTCCATGTTACAAATGGTCCAGTTGAAATTGAAAGAGGAACACGTGTTGGACAGTTCTTGTTGTTTAAAGCACAAGCACTTTCTGCATATGAAGGAAGCTACGGACTAAAATCAGAACATGATAAGAAATACACAGGAGAATAATTATGGAAATTAATGTACCTATTGAGAAACTACGTGAGAATAAGCTGTTTGTAGCAACACCAATGTATGGTGGAGCTTGTGCTGGTATGTTTGCAAAGTCATCTGCAGACTTATCTTCACTCTGCACACAGTATGGAATTCCTCTTCAATTCTATTACTTGTTTAATGAGTCTTTGATTACTCGTGCTCGTAACTATTGTGTTGATGAGTTCATGCGTTCTCCTGCTCAGCATTTGATGTTTATCGACTCAGACATTGGATACAATCCACAGGACGTTCTTGCATTGATGGCACTTCAGGCTGAACAACCAGAAAAGTATCCTATCATTGGTGGACCATACCCTAAGAAGTGTATTAGTTGGGAAAAGATCAAGCATGCTGTTGATAAGGGCATGGCTGATGAAGATCCTAACCGTTTGGAAAACTACGTAGGTGACTATGTGTTCAATCCAAAGAACGGCACAGGTTCTATTCCAATCAATGAGCCAGTAGAAGTACTTGAAATTGGTACAGGGTTTATGATGGTTCATCGTTCAGCATTTGAAAAGTTTGCTGAAACATATCCACAATACTCATATAAGCCAGATCATGTTCGTACTGAGCACTTTGATGGTACACGTGAGATTATGATGTATTTCCAAGCTGAGATTGATCCTGTTTCTAAGCGCTATCTCTCTGAAGACTACTGGTTCTGCCAGAAGGTTCAGCAAGCAGGACTTTCAACTTGGTTCTGCCCATGGATGAAGATGCAGCACGTTGGCTCTTACATCTTTGGTGGCTCGCTTGCAGACTTGGCATCTATTGGTGCTCCTGCAACAGCAGATCCTGGTGCACTTGGTGGAAAGAGAAAGACTAGCAGAAAATGAAGATTGACCAAAAGACTATTTCAGTATTGAAAAGCTTTTCGACTATCAACCCTTCCTTGTTATTCAAGGAAGGGACTACTATTACTACAATTGCTCCTGGTGGTTCAATTCTTGCAAAGGCAATCGTTCCAACAGAGTTTGCTAATCGGTTTGCAATCTATAAGTTAGACCGCTTTCTAAGCTCAGCATCTTTGTTTGACGATCCAGAGTTTACCTTTCACGACAAATATGTTACGATCAGTGATGGTAGTAATCGTAAAATTGACTATGTGTTCTGTTCAGAAAACACAATCGTTGTACCTCCAGATAAAGAACTTAGCTTTGATGGTGTCGAGGCTAGCTTTACACTAACACAAACACAGATGAAACAACTTGAGCGTGGTATTGGCGTTCTTGGGTTGACTGAAGTTGCTATTGTTGGTGATGGTGATACATTAACATTCAAGGGTATTGATTCAACAGGAACATATGCTGATTCATATACACTTGTCTTAGGACCAACAGATAAGACGTTCAAAGCTATCATTGAAGTAGAGAACCTTAAGATTATGGCTGGTGATTATACAGTCGAAGTTGGAAAGCGTAAGTCAAAGACTATCATTCGCTTTTACAATAATGAACTTGAATACTGGGTTTCAACAAAAGCAGTAAACTAATGTCAGAACATTTATTATGGGTTGAAAAGTATCGTCCAAAGACGATAGACGATTGCATTTTGCCTGCTAGTCTTAAGCAGACATTTCAATCGTTTGTAGATAATGAATACGTTCCTAATCTACTTCTTTGTGGAACAGCTGGTATTGGTAAGACAACGGTTGCTCGGGCTTTGCTCGAGCAGCTAGACTGTGATTACATTGTTATTAACGGATCGTTAAATGGAAACATCGACACACTCAGAAATGACATCCAAAACTTTGCATCCTCAGTATCTCTCTCAGGTGGACGAAAGTACGTTATACTTGATGAAGCAGACTATCTTAATGCAAACTCAACTCAACCAGCTCTTAGAAACTTCATGGAAGAGTTCTCAAGAAACTGTGGATTCATCCTCACTTGCAACTATAAAAATAGAATTATTGAACCGCTACATTCTCGGTGCTCTGTTGTAGAGATCAAGATACCAAGTGATGTAGCATCAGCTATGGCTGCTTTATTCTATAAGCGTGCTATCAACATTTTACAAACAGAGCATGTTGAGTTTGAGAAGCAAACCGTTGCAAAGGTTATTCAACGTTTCTATCCTGATTGGAGACGTGTTCTCAACGAACTCCAGCGTTATAGCAGTACTGGAACACTTAGCGCTGAGATGTTTGGAGATGTTCGTGATGCAACGATTGACGGTGCTGTATCTTTAATTAAGAACAAAGACTTTACCGGTCTTCGTCATTGGGTTTCTGAGAACAAAGATATTGACCAAGCAACTGTGTTCAGAGGATTGTTCGATCGTCTTTCTGTATCACTTCCTCCAGAAGCTTCTGCTAGCTTGATCCTTACACTTGCTAAGTATCAATACCAAGCAGCATTTGTTGCTGATCCAGAGATCAACATACTAGCTTGTATGATTGAGATAATGGCAGATTGTCAGCATGAACCTTTTTGATATTGTAAACGACATATCACATCTAAAGAATAATACAATTGTTGATCCAGAATGGAACAAGAACTATGTTCCGTTTGTAATTAATAGGAACTTTGCTAAGTTTCCAGATACACTTGCTCAAGCAAACATGATGAATATGTATCATCACCTTGACAAGGATATGCAGTACTATTTCTATATTAACTCTGTCAGCAAGCGAAAGAGGTTTGCTAAATCACATAAGAAAGAAAAAGATAATGTCTTGCCAATTATACAAAAGCACTTTAATTGCAATTATAGAATTGCGCTAGACATTATAAAAACGCTTACTCCAGGTGAAATAGATCGAATAGTGCATGAATACACCGTAGGACGTGAATAACAAGAACCTCATTAAAATAAATAAGAATAAAAACACTTATAATGAGGTAAACCATGTCTATTGTAGAATCACTTTTGGAAGTGAGAATTGGAGAAGAAGAAGACTTCTTAAAAATCAAAGAAACTCTTACTCGTATTGGCGTGGCGTCCCGTAAAGACAAAAAGCTATATCAATCATGCCATATCCTTCACAAGCAAGGAAAATACTTTCTAGTACACTTTAAAGAATTGTTTGCTTTGGATGGAAAGCCAACTGACTTCACATCTGAAGATCAAGGACGCCGTAATACAATTGCAAGTCTATTAGAAGAATGGGGTTTGATTAAGATTGTTGAACCAGAAAAGTTCAATGATCCTAAAACACCAATGAGTCAGATCAAGATCCTTCCTCATAAGGAAAAAAATGAGTGGGAACTTGTTGCAAAGTATAATATAGGCAAGAAAAAGTAACCAAAAGGTCATTACATTATGTTCTCAATAAAGCGAAAACCAGTTACTACTTCAGACAAAAAAATAGATGAAATAGTCCAACTATTGTTTCCTCCTCTTAAACTAGAGGAAGAAGATGGAATAAAGTTTCATGTAGATTATGGTGTAGATACAAATCTTGATGCAGTAATTTATGACCTTGAAGCTGGACATAATGATAAAGTTGCTTGGGATACTATCAAGGATGTTGCCGATAGACTAGTAAAGGCTAGGAAACTACTTGAAGCGTATGCAGAGATACATGATGACGCAAAGTATATCATTGTTGACAACTTTGGACGAAAAGAAAGCGATTTAGAGACAGATTTTTAAAAAAAACTGTTGACTTATTTGTTTTTTTGTCCTATTATAAGCTATATAAGGAAAGAAGAAATGAATAGCGCTTTTATCCAAGCACAAGACCATTCAGGTATGTGGAGAACATACTTGATAACCCAAAACCAAACTCAGCTTATTACAGCAAGAATGAATGAGTTAAAAAAGAGATACCCTACGTTTCGTGTTAGGGCTGTTGACAAAGATGGGCGAGTCCTTGATATCCTTGGATAAAAAAAGCTGTTGACTTTTCTTTCCTTTGGATGTAATATAAAGAAACTCGCTCTTTGACATAGTTAAACTCTCTAAGAGATTTTGGGCATTGTTGTCAAGCCTTAATCGGCATTGTAGTCAAGCCCTTATCTCTTCATAGATACACCGTTGATCTGGGACACGGTATGCGTGAGACTTTGTTTTACGTCGTGCAGTAAACAAAGATGCCTTTAGGGAACCTGGAGGGTTTCCGTATGGAGGCTACGTAGGTGAGAATCCTACACGGTGTATCTTAGAAGAGATAATTGTTTCTTCACGGGTGCATCAGAGCCCGAAGCGTCTGCAGAATATTTAACGCAGAGGTAAACTTCTCAGTCGGTCTAATTCGCGCGATAAACGACCGTGGTGACAGAAGTCAGACAGCTGGTGCATCCTTGAAGAAACATTTATTCCGTGGTAGCACAGCGGTAGTTGCATCTGACTGTTAATCAGAATGTCGTAGGTTCGATCCCTACCCACGGAGCCAATTTTATGACCTGGATACT